CTGTTGGCATACATACCAGAATTTGTTGCTTCTAGAGTGTCATATGTTTTTATGAATTCATAATCCAGAATGTTAAACATATTTTCAGCTCTGTTACCATAATTCAAATCCGATGGTTGATATTTGTATGTTGCATAAGGAGTATCCGCAAACATTGATTGTATTGATTGAAAGTAAAATCCATCGTTTGTTTCATAGAATAACATATCTGCGCCGCCATTAATATCTGGCCTTGCGTATGTTGATAACCAACTTATTGCTTCAAGTGGTTTTAATTTTGGTATGATGAAATCATAGAGTCCGTAGGTTTCTTGCATACCTTTAATTCTACCAATATTCACATTCATACCATTATTTTCATCATACAAAATTCTAGCAATCATGTTGCTTATGTCCATTTTCTTAAAGGACTTGGTTATTTTTAATTGTTCTGATATAAACAATTCTTCAGAAGTAAAGTACATTGTGAAATGTTCTGAATTTTTATTACCTGTAGGCTTTCTATTACCAATTTTGTATATTCTAAATTTTCTCTGGTCTATTTCACCATCTGTGAATTTACTGTATCCTATATGAAGTATTTCGGAACCATCTAATTTTAAGTTTTCAATTAATCCAAGAGCATCCTTCAATATTACATTACCAGAACAAGTAAATGAAAACAAGTCCTCAAATAGATTCAGTTCCACAAACAATAATTTGAGTTTAATGGATTTGCCGTTGTCAATGATGATATCAAGCCATTCTAAATTAAAATCTTGTGCGTACTTAGACATTTGTTTCCATCAATGTCATAAATTCTTCTTCCAATTGTGCAGCATAATCTTTATTTAATAGTTGTATATTTCTTTTGGATTCATTTAAATCGTATTCATAATCAAAATTTGTAACTCCTCTGGCCTCAATTAACACCGTTATATTTTCATTTGGTAAACTGTATGTATATGTTTTTGAACCATTTGTTAAAGTTTGTGATAATGTCGTATAATCTTCCGTTGAAATTTCATATTTTTCTATAGTGGTAGTAATATCATTATCCGTACCAGATGTTTGATTTGTTGTGGTTATGACCTTTTCATAGTGATGTAAATCATCTTTGGTATTGCCTAACTTAGATTCAACATAATTATTAAATTTATTCCCACTTAATGGCCAATCCCACTGTGGATCCAATATTTGATTTGAATATAATACTATCCAAAAACGATTTATATCACCATAATATTTGTGAGCAATAATTTCGGGAGTATCATCGTCTTTTATATCATATTGATAATAAGCAAGAACGTTCCTCAAAATACTCGGAATAATATTGGCCCTAGCAATTAAATTGGTGTATACAGTAGATATATTATTTTTATCTCTGTATATAATTTTTGGTAAAGAATTGAAGTATTGCATTTTTAATATCCTTCGATGATTTCATCTCTACCAATAAGTGAAGTTTCTTGAAATTCAAGAGTCAATATTGTTTGTATCGGTGCACCATCCGTGTGGGTTGTCCATCCATTTGGTGCATAATTAACATCAATATTGTTGATAACGCATTTTTGTAATTTTGGTAAATGTTTATTGTGAGTGCCATTCATTCTGAAATCAATTTCAAAGAGTGCTGGTGGTACCCAAAACATATTTTTATTAATCTCATTTCTTTTTGGAGCGGCATACATTCTAAATTTTTGAATTATTTGTTTAATTTGTTCAGCTTCAGCTTGTGAGTATGGAGTGAACGTGAAAGACATACTGAAGTGTCTAAATTCAACACCTTGAAACAATACTTGTTTTTGTGGATTGAAAACATAACCTGCTCTATTCAAAGCAACTTGAACTGCGGTTTGCTCGCCCCCACTAGTACCATCACCAATGAAATTTGTTGCTGACTTAATCATATTTCCTAACAATGGTACTGTACCTAGAGCCGAAGCAACAGTAGTACTATCATCATAAGATATTGCGGCCGATAAATTAAAAGCCTCAGGCATATATAGACCTATATGGCCAATAAGTTTTCCTTCTGGTTGTTTAAGAAATCCACTAGCTTTATCAATTAAATCTATACCTGTCACAAGGCCGGCAGCCCCAGCATCAATGCTTTTATTCACTACGTCAGCAGCACCTTGTAAACCACCTTTTTCCTTAAATGTAGACACTACATCACCAAAAGAACTAGTACCAATTTCATAAACTGTTTTAGACCCAGCCGATATTGTATCCAGAGTGCCGGCAACGGATGCATCCTTTCCAAAATTTGTTACAGTCTGAACCTGTTCTTTAAGAAAATTTGTAACCACTTTCAATTCAACTTCTTTTATTTCATAAATTGTGAAATTAACAGAATGTGCTTTTGTTGCACTTCCTAAGTCTCTTGGATATTGATAAGTAAAAGTTCCACCACCTTTATCCAGGTCTGATAATGGACCATCAAATATCCCACCTGGTATATTAATTCCGCCAATTGATGTTGGTATTGAGATTATTGCCATCGTTGTTTTCTAAAAAAGTGATATATACTATTTATGGCATATTCAGGACGATTTAAACCTTCAAACCCACAGAAGTACATGGGAAACCACGAAAACATCGTATATCGCTCTTCATGGGAATGTAGAGTGATGAATTGGCTCGACAAAAATCCAAGTATTGTGTCGTGGGCATCAGAAGAATTGATAATTCCCTACAAATCACCAGTTGATAATCGTATGCATCGTTATTTTCCTGATTTTGTTGTCAAAGTCCGTGGCCAAGATGGTAAAACAAAAACGATGATGCTTGAAGTTAAACCAAAATATCAAACAAAACCACCTGAACAACAAAGACGAGTGACTAAGCGATATATCACTGAGGTAGCAACTTGGGGTGTCAATCAGGCCAAATGGGCCGCCGCCACAGAATACTGCAAAGATAGGGGTTGGGAGTTTAAATTAATAACTGAGGATCACTTAGGACTCTAACTAAATATCCAATGACAACAAAATCCATACTTACTAAACTATCCGAACAAAAGGCTGAAGCTCAATATCCAACGATGAGTCGTGAGTCTTTGCGTTGGTTAATGCAAAAAATTGCAGGTCTTAGAAATCCTAGCCGACTATCTCTTCCTATTACAAAAGAACAAGGTAGATGGACTAGACCAGGCGATAGACAAAAATTCTTGATGGGTGGTATGTATTACTTTGTTTATGATCCAAAAGGCAAGGCAGATTTACCATATTATGATAGATTTCCATTGGTATTGCCACTCAAAAGGCAAACCGATGGATTCATAGGCCTAAACCTACATTATTTACCGTTACGTTATAGGGTTCTTTTCCTGCGTAAGTTACTGAACTTTGCAATCTATGATGAGAATGATGAAATAAAGCGAATCCGTATCACCTATCAAATTCTGGAGGCTTCTTCCAAGCTAAAAGAATTTAGGCCTTGTATTAAACACTACCTATACAGTCATATAAAATCCAGAATTCTGGCTGTGGAACCTAATGAATGGGATATTGCAACATATCTACCAATTCAGCAGTTCAAGAAGGCAAAACCACAAGAAGTCTGGAAAGATTCCGTCGAAGAAATAAGGAACTCATAAATGACACGTTCAATTACCGATTTCAAATCAAGTTTTAAGGGAGACTTAGCACGAAGCAACAGATTCGATGTTGATATTCCTGTACCTTTGACCTTGATTCCGTATATCAAAACATCTCGCAATTTGGTTTACAGATGTGAGAATGCTAATTTGCCTGCTCGCACATTTGCAACAACAGAACAAAAAACATACGGTCCTGTAGAAAAACATCCGTATCTAACAACATATAACGATATTGATTTGACATTTATTGTTGATGATGATATGCAACAAAGGATTTTCTTTGATGCATGGTTGAACTATATCAACCCAACATACAATTACAATATGCGTTATAAAGAAAATTATACAACAACTATAACAATCAATCAATATGATGTTACAAACAAGTTGTCATACACGATAAATTTGTTTGATGCATATCCAATTTCTATGAACCAATTGGACTTAGATTGGAATGGTGATGGTTACCACAAATTGACGGTAACTTTTGCGTACACATATTGGAAAAACAATTCCCTACAAGCATTAGGTATGGAATTACTAGACGCTGGCATAGATTCTGTGGTCAGTGAACTCGGTGGACTTGGTGGATCAATAAGTGGTGCTATTGGAAGTGGTTTCAATTCAATGGCAACATCAATAGAAAAACCAACAACTTTTAATATATGATATAGGAGTTATTATGGCTTTACCAAAACTTGAAGTACCAACATACGAATTGGAATTACCTCTTTCCAAGAAGTATATAAAATTTAGACCATACTTAGTCAAAGAACAAAAATCTTTGATGATGGCCATGGAATCATCAGATGCAAAAACGATTCAACATAATGTAAGAGAAATTTTGAATGTGTGTACATTGAATAAAGATGTAGACATTGATGAACTTCCAATCATTGATATTGAGTATTACTTCCTGCAATTGCGGGCAAAATCCGTTGGTGAGGTTGCCGATTCTAAGTATCGTTGCAACAATGAGGTTGAAGATGTGGCCTGTGGTAACATCATGGAGGCCAAAATTGATTTGACTCAAATTATGCCAGTACAAGAAGAATATGTGGATCCAGAAATTCAATTGAATGACAAGATTATGATTAAGATGAAATATCCACCATTCAAATTGATTAGTGATTCTATTGAAATGGATGACATTACAGAAGTTACCTTTCATATGATAGCCAATTCTATTGAACACATTTATGACGGCGAACAATTTCACTATGCAAGAGACCAAACCACGGAAGAATTGGTTGATTTCATTGAACAATTAAGCCAAGAACAATTTGAGAAACTTGAAAAATTCTTCAATAGTGTACCTAAGTTAAAGAAAGACCTTGATATTACATGCTCTAAATGTGGTTTTGAACACCACTTGCATGTGGAGGGCCTTGAAAGTTTTTTCGCCTAATACTTGGTTATGATGATTTAAGAAATTACTACAAGACTAACTTTTCATTGATGCAACACCATAAGTATAGTCTTACCGAACTTGAAAATATGATACCTTGGGAACGAGATATCTATGTCGCCATGTTGATTCAATATTTGGAAGAAGAAAACCAAAAACTTAAAGAACGACAAAGAAATAAATGAAATTGTTTGGAAACAAAAAAAGGGAACCAGGTTACGCTGGTGACCCTAACAATAAAGTTGGGCCAGGTGGTACCAATGACCGAGGCTTGGCAAAAACAAAACCTGGGCCAGCTGTTTCTGAAGAATCTAAACAAACCGCCGGTGCATTAAAAGGATCCAGTAAATCGTCTACTGGTATCTTAGGTAAACTTTTTGGTTCTAAAAAAACTGATGACACATTAGCTGAGCCTATGTCTAATGTTGAATATCTTGGTGAAATTTATAAATTGATGATGCAGAACCAAGATGATATAAAATTTGAAAGACAAGAATCTGTCGAAAAGAAAAGATCAGATGACACTGATGAAGAAAATAGACATAAAGAGATAATCAAGGCCTTAACCTTACGTAGACGACCTACGAAAACTACTCGGCGTGTCAAAGAAGAAAAAAAACCAGAAGCTAAGAAAAAAGAACCTGGTAAAGAAACGGATAAAGATAAGGCCGGTAAAGACAAAGCAGCTGCTGAAGCTCAGAAAAAAGCAGCTGCTGATAAAGCTGCAGCTGAGAAAAAGGCTGCAGCAGATAAAGCAGCTGCTGATAAAGCCAAAGCCGATAAAGCAGCTGCTGATAAAGCCAAAGCAGATAAAGCAGCTGCTGATAAAGCTGCAGCTGAGAAAACCAAAGCAGAAAATGAACGTGTAGCTCGAGAAAGACAAAAACAATTAGAAAAAGAAGAACAAAAAAAAGCTGCAGAAAGACAAAAACAATTAGAAAAAGAAAAACAAAAAGCCAAAGAAGATAAAGATGCTGCTGATAAAAAAGCAGGAGAAGCACAATCAGAAGCAGATAAAAGAGCTGCAGCACGTGCTCAAGAAGAAGCAAATAAAAAAGTAGCCGAAGCTGAAAGAAAAGCAGTTGAAGAAGCTAAGAAAAAGGCTGCAGCTGAGAAAGCTGCAGCTGAGAAAGCTGCAGCTGAGAAAGCTGCAGCTGAGAAAGCTGCAGCTGAGAAAGCTGCAGCTGAGAAAGCTGCAGCTGAGAAAAAGGCTGCAGCTGATAAAGCTGCAGCTGATAAAGCTGCAGCTGAGAAAGCTGCAGCTGAGAAAAAGGCTGCAGCTGATAAAGCTGCAGCTGAGAAAAAAGCAGCGGAAGAAGAAAGAAAAAGATTAGCTGAAGAAGAAAAGAAAAGGTTAGATGAAGAAAAAGCTCGTACAGCTGAAAAAGTTCCAGAAACAAAACCTCCGGCAAAACCAGAAACTGCAACTAAACCAGAAACTGCAACTAAACCAGAAACTGCAACACCGGCGCCAGTACCAACACCTAAACCAGCGCCAACTGCCGGACCATTGAAATATGGTTACCTATCAGTCGGTGGTCTTGCTGCTGTTACGGCCGCACACGAAGGTAATGCAGAATCTGTATTTGGTGACCTTGGTGTAGCAGGAGGATCAAAAGAGATAAAAAACAAATATGGTGATAGACCAGAAGTGTGGTCGAAAAGAGAATTAGGCGAAAAGAAAAAACTTACTGATTTCACTTTTACTGAATTGGCTGCATATCAAAAGTATAGAAATAATAAAAAAAAATCTACAGGTGCTGCTGGTATTGCTGGTTTTATGCCATCTACAATTTTTGGTAATAATTTAAATGGAACATCAACAGTCATCAATAAGGCAACACAAAAGAAAGAAACTTATCCTGATGGACTTTTTGTAAAATCAAAAATGAATTGGGATGATAAATTTACTTTGGAAAATCAATTAAAGTTAAAAGAACTTAATGACAGTAATTCTGAAAGAATATTGAAGAATAATGGTATTCCACTTACTCCTGGTGCCATGATTGCAGCTAATTATGTTGGTGCTACGGGCCTAGTGTGGGTTGTTGAAGAAGGCAAAAAGGATCCAAATATTACCGTTAGAGATGCTATAATGAAACGTAATGGTGGAAAAGATATAACAAAAAATGATCAAAAAGGTGGAGAAGATAAAGGGAATACTATTAATGGAGAATTTAGAACAGAACTAGCTGTGGATTTTATAAAGAAAAAAGAAAAATTTGCTATGGACACGGCAAAAAGACTGGGTCTTATGAACAACACTGGCGAAAGTATTGACCAAAGATCCACAGTAAACAAAGATATAAAGAGTGATTTGAATAAATCGAACAATAAAGGTTCCAATAGTTCTGGAGGGTTCTTCAGTAATTTTTTTGGCCGTGGATCAGATACAGCACCAACAGTTGAAGATGGACCAATACACTTAAGAAAAGGCAACAAATAAATGGCCAATAAGTTAAACTATCAACAATCGAGAGAAATCAGAAAAACAAAATTTTCTGATTTATTTCTTGACACACTGGCTCGAAAAGAAACGGGTGTACTTGGTTCTGTTGGCAAGGCCATTTCACTAAAGTCTCAGGCCAGAATGAAAGGTATCAAAGAGAAATTTGATCCTTTAAACATCGTAAAATTCCTCACATTCGGTTCAAAACTTGGGCCTGCTTTGTATGGTAAAATGGCTGGCCGTGACCAAAAAGACATTGACTACTTTACTGGTAGAAGTAGACACATCACTGGTGGGAGAAATACTGCCGATAAAATCAAAGGCAAAGGTGGTGGTGATAACGAAGGTATCAATGAACAATTGGCCAAAATATTTACATTTCTAAAATCAAATAGGGAAGATGATGTAAAGTTAAAACAACAGGCGAAGAATAGTGAAGAAGAAATCAATATGGAGAAAGACAGACGCCATAAAGAATTACTTAAGACGCTTGAAAAATTAATGAAACAAATCGGTGGCGGCAGTGCCACAGCAACAAAAGAAGGAGATCGTAGTTTTCTGGATGGATTGTGGGACAAATTGAAAGGTTTAGCGGACCTTATTAGTGATATGAAAGGCCTTCTTTTCAGAGTAGCAACAAAAATAGGTATACCAATTTCTAGAGCACTTTTGACGGCTGGTAGATTTGGACTGGCAGCTTTACCCTATGCCGCTGCTGCAGCGACCGCAGGCGCATTGATTTATGGTGCAGACTTTTTAGCAGGTGAATATCTTGGTGTTGGAAAAAACGCTGATGGAACTGATATTACAATTGATGATGAACTAGATGCCGCAAACTGGGAAAAGTTCACTATGGCCGAAAAAATTGAATCTGGTGCTGCTAGAGCTATAGAAACAGCCGGTATACTTTCACCAAATATGGTACTAGAAGCAAAGCAGGCAAGGATAAAAGCTGAAACTGACTATCTAAAGAAAAAAGCTGCCGGCACAGCAACACAAGTAACAGAACCTGAAGCACCAGCAAACATGGAATTTGATGCAGATGGTGGTTTAATATCGGCACCACCAAATAAATTTCAACCAAAACCTGCGCCTGTAGTACCAGTAAACACACCACAAGCACCAGCAAACATGGAATTTGATGCAGATGGTGGTTTAATTAACTCTCCTGTTCCTAAAAAATTAGAACCAGTTTCAGCACCAGCCTCTGCACCCGTTTCAAACTTAACAAACACGAATGTTGCCTTGAATTTGCCATCGGATAACTCAGGTAATTCTGGAGAGAGAATGTCCAAAACCAACAACGTTGCCATGAATTCACGCAGTAAGGGAAGAAGTGGATTAATGCCTAGTCAAATATCGGTGAGAAATGAAGAACCAACATATAATGAATTGATTGCTGCTTCTACTAGGATGATATAAACAAAAAACCCCGCACTAGGCGGGGTCTAAACGGTCAGGGAATCGTTTTAATCTTCTGCTAACTTGGCAAAGTATTCCATATCATCAACATCAGTATCTGCAATATCAATTGCTGGAACTGGCTTGTTAAGTACAGACCTTGCTTGTTCAACTGTGGTACGTGCTCGAGGAGCATCACCTTCATCACTAGCATTCAAACCAAGTACTTTATCCAAACGTGATTTTAAAGTATCATATGACTTGAATTCTTTGTCAGCCGTCAACTCAGTCAATGAGTATTGTGACTTCCAAATTTTCTCCATCTGTTCATCGTTATCCAACAATACAGATGATGACATAAATTCGGATTTGTCGTAGTTCTGATAACCAGCAACCTTAGTGATACGCAACTTGAAGTTGGCACCTTTCCACAAATCAAACGGATTGATTGGTGTTTCATCTTCAAAGGCCGGATTCATCGCACCAGTAATCTTCTCAAAAATCTTGGCACCGAACTTGAACAATTTAACTTGTCCTTCATTCTCTGGATGCTTAGGATCAGATACGATATACACGTTACAAATGTAATTCAGTTTACGCTTTTGTTTACGTACAATGTCCTTGTTTGCTTCAATGCCTGAGTTCCACAATTTGCTGTTGTGTTCACATACAGGACATTGTTGGTTTTTAGTTGTCAAACAGTTGTCAATAAGCCAACCACCTGGTCCCTGAAAACCATGGCCAAAGATTTTGGCCCAAGGAAGACCATCTTCACCATCAACTGCTGCTGCGGGGAGAAAACGGATTGTAGCCATGCCGTTGCCGGCTTTGTCTACTTCTGGTCGCCAATAATTTTCTTTATCGGACTTACCTTCTGTGGAGGCGTTGAGCTCTGCCACTTTTGATTTCAATTTGTCCAGATTGCCTGAACTCTTTTTAAGATTTGAAAAATCTACCATGATTTACCTTTCTAGTATTAACGGAATATAAACGGATTGTCCACATGATGCATTATATAATATTATTTAGGCCTCGTCAAGTATAAACTTCAACTGGACCAAGGTGTCAGCAACATTCTTGTGTAAGATTGCCACACCACCTGCAGCACGCCAATCATCAATAATACTTTCGGTATCGTCAATGATTAACGTATCTATTCTTGCATATCTTTTCTTTAGTTCCTTACCTGGAACGAAGTTACGTTGGAAGTCAATTCCTTGCGTTTCCAACCATTGAATCTTTTGTTTAGAGATTGCTTCATGCCTGTCAGTACTAGCCGTGGAGGATAGAATCTGAGTGGGTGGCAATGCATTCCGCAGTGCCCGAACTAAGTCCATTGCATCAGGTATCAAATCCAGTGTTGTAAAGTTGTTACCTTCAATGAATTTATTAAAGAAACCACCAAACTCTTTGTTGTTTCTGGTTTGTTGTGGTGTTACACCATACAATTCCAGATATCTCTTTTCAAAATCTGCAATAACGCCATCCATATCCAAATAGATGCAATTAATTTTAGGCATGTTCTCTCAAACTTTCTTTTAAAATAGTCTTAAACTTATCTTTATCGTAAACAAGAAACGGTGTGTACTTTTCAATTTTTCTTTTCCATGTAGGCCAGATAACATCATCTGTTATCTTTTTGTTCCACATAGGTAAAAAATTCATAATGTCATTAAGTATACACACCGTCTCAATGTTAATGTTGCCATAAGTCATCTCTCTCAACAACAATGGATATTGTCCATCTACAACTACCAACATTTCGTTAGGTGATTGTGTTGCTGCGAATAGACCCATTATATCTTGTTCGAACCTATAAGTCAAGCTCTGGTTTCTTTTTTGCCATTTTTTGTAATTTTCTTCACCTTCAATGCCAGATATGTCACCAATCCAATTTACGTTGGTTTCCAAAAAGTTGGCAATATAGAAGTACTTCAATTCATCTACGTTATATTTTCTGGAAAGCTTGTAAAAGGAATACTTGGCTTTGTTATTTGCAAAGTTGTCCTTTGATACGTTGGTTTTTCCGTTATAGCGAAAAAAATCGTAAGAATCAGAAGTAAAATGAAGTTTAATGCTTTGGTAGATGGCATACGCTTCAAATCCTGTCGTTTCGGTCATAGGGGCAATTGAGAACTTCTTTTCAGTAGATTTAGGTCTTGGGCTTCTTCTCTGATTTTGGCTTTCAGAGCACTGGAGACTAATGTTGATGCAACATCGACCTCCATACCCGTCTGTTCACAATGATGGATGATTGCATCCATGTGTGTAGTACCAAGAGTATATGATAGTTTGGTTATCAAGTCACTAAATTCACTAATCTCATTCTTTGTAGGCATCAGGATCTCGTATAAAATAAATGGTTACCAATCTTTGCAACATACTTCAATTTCCAACCTGGATTTACCGAGGTGTTATGGTAGTACATTGATTTCGTTCTGTAGATTGTATCATGTAACTTTGCTTGTGTCAAGGCCTTTTTGGCGACAATCAGGCATTCTTCCCATGCATATTTGTTTCTGACTTCGCTTACCTTTTCACCAACCCAACTGAATTGATATGTGCTACCAGTTTTTTGGTATACCACATCACATACGTTGGATGGAAATAGAGAACTGTTTGCACGATTCATGGTAACTTGTGCTACTGCCAATTTACCTTCAAAAGATTCACTTGCAGCTTCATAATATATGTTTTTGGCCATGCAAAGAACTTGCTTGCCGAGGTCTTGTGCAACGATTTGTTCAAACGCAAAGGTTTGTTGTTGTGATGATATAGGAAAAACAATTAACAATGATACTAAAACAGATGATAAGAATTTACTCATCTTTACTCCTTGTGTGTGTTAAAAGGGGGAAACCCCCTTTAACCCTCAGGTAGTTTTTCTGGTGACCTTGACTTCAGGTACCGAAATATTAGACACGAAACCATTTAAGGTATGAGCCTTGTTGATAATGTCTTGTTCTGAGGGGATAGTTGGCAGTGCCGGATGTTCAGGTGGTGTTTCACCCTTAGACTTTGCCGATTCGCATTGCATGTGCCAGCCTTGAGATATGCGGTCACGTTCTGCGTTGTAAGAATCATATAACATGTCTCTGGCCATTTTTAATAGTTCAAGACGGATTTCAAAAGGTGTCATGTTTGACATAGTTTTCTCCTGTGATGTGTAAGTGTAGCGGTGGTTTTTTGAATGGGCCCCACCGAACCCATATACTTATTTATCCAATTAGAAACTACGTGTGTACTGTAAACGCCACGCATCTTTTTCTTCATCACCCCAAGTGCGGCTCCAACGAACTGCAACTGCATCTTGTTTGGTGAGTGCATAACCAACTGCAACGTGAGCACGTTGTGTGGTGTAGCTGTTTGATGTATCAAATGCATCACGATAACGAGCACCAACATCACCAGTTAAGCCAGCGCCTAGAGGAATTTTAACTCCTGCATCAATAGCGTAATGACTAAAGTGTGTAGAACTAGATACTTTTTCACCTAAACGACCACCAAGATAGAACATATCAAATGTTCTCTTAATGCGAACTTCCATGCCTTGGGAAATAGAACCACTACCAAATTCTGTTTGGCTGTTTTCCATTTTAAGACTGTAATCCATTGCACCATCTTTCATACCGACAACCAAACCTTCTTTGATGTTGTCTACATTTGTTGCACGATTAGTTTCATTAGAATATTCTAATGATGTATAACCGCCGGCTTGTGCCAAACTGAATGCTGCTGCGAGAACTGTTGCTAATACTACTTTTTTCAATTGTAACTCCTAGTTGTTGAACAAAATAGTGGGTTTCTTATAGAGTAAACCCACCAAAACTCTTTTAACGATTAGCGATGTACATAGTGATTTCAAAACCAAAACGCATATCACTTGCTGCAGGTGTAGACCATTTCATATTAGTTCTCCTATAATGTCACAACGAAATGTTGCAACTGGATTATATATGGAAAAGGTATGAAATGTCAAGCAGAGATAATCATGAATATGTAGTAGTTTAATTCTGTTACGAGGATAAACTACCAAAAACCCTAAGCAGTGTTTAGGCTGCTAATGCGTACTCATAAGAGCTATCGTTTGCATTTACGTTTGTTTTAGTTTTAACATCTTCTCTGATGAGCTGTCCACTTCTATACTATTTGCCCTGTCGAAACTATGCAGGCCCATCATAAAAAGTCTATTTCGAACAGTAAGTTTCCTTACAAGTCGAACAAGAAATATCTAATAGTTTAATATCAAATACTTCCATTTCTAAATGCTTACAACACTTATCTTTACAGTTAGCACAATCTAAATTACCAAGTGCATCATAAACACATTTAGTTTCTGAACAAAACATTCCTGTATTTCTATTAGGAAAGTTTCTACAACAACTAGGACGAGTTTCATAGATGCTACAAAGTTCATCAGTGTTTAAGTAAGGACAGCTTATACTCATTAGACCTCTTATGGTGGACCTGGGGGGATTCGCACCCCCGTCCAGAACACATTTCTAGTTGCTTCATACAACCATAACTTCACATTATACATGAAATTATTTAGTCTGTCAACTGTTTTTATGGTAATAATCAATTGCTTTAACCAGGCCTTCAATGTGGTCTTGTGTCTTTTCTTGGAAAATCATTGGTGATTCATTGTCCACGGCCATAATGATAATCAAATCATCAATAGGTGTACCAACCAATTCTTCATACATCAATGCATATGCAGTACATTGCCAGAAATAATCCAAAATATCTTCACGTTGTTTAATCTTCTTTGATGTTTTAAAATCAATGACTGATAACTTACCTTCATACTCACCAATGCAGTCAACACGGCCTGCCAATCCTAGTTGTGCGGACCATAATCCGACCTCTTGGTAGTGTATGTTATTGATTTTGTTTAGATACGGTTTGATTGATATGAACATCTCTTTGGCATCAGGCATAACAGTACCTGGTGGTTTTGTTTCATTGTTCAGATAGTATTCACACATGGTGTGCATATTAGTACCACGGGACGTAGCATGTTTGGAGATTTTGTTTGCAACTTCTTCACCAACTCTACGGCGCCATGCCATGATGGCCTCTTTTTTCTGAGCACCTACCACTGTGGTCACTGATGGTAACTTCTTACCTTCTGGTGTGACATAATATCTTTTCCCGTCTGGAAAAGTTTGAGATTCAATTTTTGGAATCTCTTTTGGTGGACAATAATTAAACATAATCTATATCAAATACAAACACATTACGTGGCAACTCACTCTTGTGTACACTAACTGCGTGCCATACTTCTGGTGAATGTATTATCAACTCTCCTTTATTTGGTTTTAAACGATGAGTATCTGATTCTTCATACTCATCAATATATGTATCTTCTTTTCCATTGCGTATAAAAACCAAATCGGAACTTCCTTCTGGTACATCGACATACAATATGGCCACAGCATCAGGACAAAAGTTTTCTTCGGAGTGATTTGTCATCACTTTCATATAATTGTCCAACTTAATATGATTATGACACATTCCTTGGCCACCTAAAAGAAGTCTGTTAGCCCAACTCCTCTTATAATACACGGATTTAACTTCTTTGTCAATACCAAATTCTTTATGTACCAAAATTAATTTTTGTGTAAGCCATTCTACCAATCTGGAGGAACCAGGTAAATAAACTAAATCAAGATATGGTTGGCCAACTGTTGTGAAACCTGCACCTTTATGCGAATCACCATTATCTTCTTTTTTTCTGTTTATGACAGTTGGCATATTGAAAAGGTGATTTACACTCTTGTTTAAATACTCATTATTATAAAGTGTTTCATCTTCACACTGAATTCTGATTATTTTTTGGCCAAAAATGTTTTCTATTTTCATAAAATTAAATTTTTATATTCTTGAATTCTCATTTGATTTAATTCTGGTATATTATATTTTTCAATTAATTCAAATTCTGTAAATTTGAACATATCCTCATACGAAATACCTAAATTGGCCACATCATGCATAGCAAATGCAGATATTTTATTTTTGTGTTTACGGAATTGATAGAAATATTCACTGGTACTTTTACAACTTTCATATGTCAAATCCTGTGACGGTAGTTTCCAATTTGAGATGGTATCAAATTCATAACCATATATCTCAGAATTTAAACTAAATTCCGAACTGTACCTTTCCAAGTCTTTATTTGTTGATTTGAATAACAAGAGTGGATAAAACATAATATCTTGTAATGGATTATCATCTTTCATTGTCCAATCAAACAACTCATCAAAATATTTTGTGGTGTCATACGGTAAACCTAAAATAAAACCAGAACTCATGTTAACTTTATTTTTCCACTGTTCTGATAACCAATATAGTCTATCCTTCACTTTATTTGGAGGTAAACCTTTACCAATAGCTCTTGCACTTTCCGCTTGTAGAGTTTCTATACCAAAAAATGCACCAACTAAACCCATTTCAGATAATAGTTGTGCTTGGTGTGGAAACTTATTCATCAAGTCTATTCTAAGATAACATGACAATTTTACTTTAAAGGGTAAATTTGTAAAAATTTTATGCAATTTTTCAAGTTTTTCATTATCATCATTAAAAGTATCATCAGTTATAGAATAAGAAGTTGTGCCTATTGATTCATATGTTTGTATTAATTCATCTCTTATCTCATCAGCAGAACGTAAATAAGTTCCCTTTTTCTTACCTAGTAATGGATAGGCACAAAATTTACATTTAAAAATACAACCTCTGGCCATTTCGATTGGCAAACTTTCACCCGGCAAAACATTAAAATTTTCATCCCACCATTTTGTTGTTAGATTGTCCATTTTTGGTTCGGGATATTTAAATGAGTCTATCTTAAAACAAGTTACACCATCAATGTCTATTTCTTCCAGATGTTCTATTTTTGGTTTTTTTCCAGCAAGGTAGTCTGTTAAATCCAATATTGATACATCAGCGTTACCTAATACATAATAATCTATATTTTTATCACACATAGAAAATTGTGCTTTTGAACCACCATATACAATTTTTGCTTTACTATTATTCTTTATGAAATCTATTATTTTTTTAATGTTTGAATAATCCATATCCCAATACATTTCATCTATCATTTTGTATTGTTCTGTTTTTTCATCTTTATTTTTTAAAAAATGATTGACATTTTTTGGCCAAAAGAAAGTTGAACTGAATCCAACCCACAAAGTTTCTTCATTCAATTTATTTTTTAAAACTTGTATAATTTCTTCAACATTAAATTGTGCAATATAATCAAAGACAAAGGTTGAATAACCATATTCATTTAAAGCTGAAGCAATTCTATATGCACCAAGGGTTCTTTGTATTTTACTGTAGTGTTCGGATGGATTGGTTGTACCACCATTTATAATAATACAATTAGGCATTCTTAGTTTTCTCCAAGAATTCATAGTGATCCATTAACGTTTCATTTGTTTTTTCAAATAAATTTTGTAAATTTAAATTCAAATGTTTTTCATCAACATATTTTTTTGCATGGTCCTTATTAAAATAATTTATACCTGATCCAACCTGCAACCAACTACAATAATTAAACAATCCATGGAAGTTAATTGTTGAATCAATTCTTGATGTTTCCAATGCATCCAGATAATCCAGGACTCCCTGTGTTGGCAAATCATTCTTGCAAAAATCATTTAGATTTTCTAAAAATGGTGTGGGTTTGTTTTTGTTTCTAAACATCTTCCAAAATTCACTATCAGTTCTTTTTGTTAAGTAATGAAACTGTATGAAATTTAAAATATCGGAATTTATTCGTCTTGAAACTTGATTTAATATTTTTATTTGAATATCATCACGATTAATCAAGGAATCTTTGAAATCTCCCCAACATTTCAACATAAGTATTGTGCTCAAAATACTTGTTGCCTCAAGTGGTTCAACAAAACTCGCACTCAATCCTAACGCAACACAGTTCTTAACACAAACATCATCATAACAACCAGGATCAAAACTAAACATCCTTGGACTGACTATTTCATGGCCAAGATATTCTTTCAATTCTTGTTTGATTTCCTCATCTGTTGCGTAATTCGAATCAAAAACATAACCGCATCCAAAACGACCTTGGATAGGAATTTTCCACATCCAACCATATTTCATGGCGATTGATTCTGTGTATGGTGGTATTTCTTTGGTGTCATTCTGTAGAAAGAATGGCATGGCTCTATTCATTGGTAGATGTTCTTTATAAGAATTCCAATTAGACTTATAGAATTTACCAATAATCAAACGTTTGAAACCTGAACAATCAAATACATAGTCTGCG